GAATGTCGCCACCACGGTGCTGCCCGATACCGCGTCGCCGCCCAGGTCGACGGCCGTGTTCATATCGGCGTTGGCGTTCAGGTAGGAGAACGCGATGCCCGACATGCTGATGACGGTGGAGATCTGCGCGCCGGCGCTCGACAGCGACTGAGCGTTGCTGTTGAGCGCGTTGAACGTGGTCAGCGTTCCGAATCCGCTCGAGCTGTCGGTCGCCGCGTTGGCCGCCAGAGAGATCTGTGTGGACAGCTGCGCGCTCGCGTAGCTGGCAGCCAGCGCCGGCGCAGCCAGTTTGATCTGGTTTATCAGCGCCGCGCTGGCCAGGGAGACGGCCTGAGCGTTGCCGAACAGCAGCGCGCCGCTGGTCATGTTGCCGCTCGCCGCGCTGGCGCTCGCCGCATTCGCGGCCGCCATGATGTGCGTGGTGATCGCCGCGGCCGCCGTGGATACCGTCACGGCAGCCTGGGCAATCAGCACGATCTGAGCCAGGAGGTTGCCCGTCGCGGTGTCTGTGGAGACCGCGTTGCCGGCAATGCTGTCCAGCGCGAAGAGCGTGCCACTGGCGGTGCTGGTATCGACGGCAGCTGCCACCAACCGAATGGCCGTGTTGAGCGTCGAGGTCGCAGCCGACAGGTCCGCGGCCGCGCCGGCCAGCGGAACGTGCGTCGTCAGTCCCGCAGCAGCGCTCGACAGTGAGGTCGCCGCAGCACTGAGCTGGATCGCCGTGGACATGGTCGCAAGCGCCACGGAGACCGCGTTCGCATACGACACCATGTTCGGCGTCAGCACGATGAAGAGCTGACTCCAGGTCGTGCCGTTGTACCACTGCGCCAGGGCCACAGTGTTGTTTGAGTTCGACACTACCTCGCCATCCGAGAGGATGGATATGTGGGTGGCGTCGTAGTAGACGGTGTTCCCGACATAGGGAGCGCCCGCCGTCCACTGCGCGTTCGGATCCAGGATGCTGCCGATGCCTGCGTACACGGTGGGGCCCAGCACCACACTCGCGTAGTTCAGTAGCGCCGCCGCGGCCGCGCTGACCGAGCTGCCCGCCCCGCCCATCTTGATCGCCGTGGAGAGCGCACCAGTGGCGGTGCTCGCGGAGATCGGCGCGCCAGCCAGGGCGGCGCCCGCCGCGCCCGCTTCGTTCCACACGACGGCCATTGTGTCGAAAATAGAGCCGCCACCGTTGGTGGCGTCGGTGAATGTCGCGGCCACGGCGGAAGTCGATGTCAGCCGCATGGACTCGCTGACCGCGCTGCTGCTCATGCCGGTCGTGCCACTGGTAAATCCGGTGCCGGCCGAGGCTGGAGGCGTGGTGCCGGTGTCGTTGATGCACAGCGCCGACAGCAGCGCAGGCTGCGAGGTCGGGGTCACATTGCCCGTGGTGATCGCGTTGGCGCCCGTGCCGGGACTGTTCTGCGTCTGGCCGCCGGAGGTCTGATAGGCCGTCGCGGTAACGCCGCCGATTTCCTTGATCCACATTGCCGGGTAGGACCCGGACAGCCCGCCATTCGGGCCACCCACCCAAGAGGCCGTGATATCCAGCGCGGTGGCGTGCAGATTGTCGTTCAGGTAGTAAACCGAGATCTGTGCGCCGGACCCAGTGCTCAGGTACGAAGAGCCAAACGAGTAGGTCTGGCCCTGGTCATCGGTGATCGACTGCGGCAGGTTGTACGTGGCCGAGGTGCTGCCGTGATGGACATGCACTTCGATCGCGTTGCCGATCGCGCAGGCCGAGGCAAACGCCAGGGACTGAGTGTTTAGCTCCGGCGACGCAACCGCGGTCGAATTTTCTTGAACGACAGATGCGGTCATGACTGGACGCCGTTACGGAGCATGGGGCTGCATCCAGTTGTAAGTCGTCTGCCCTTCGCCAGCGGCGGGCAGCCATGCCTGCTTGGTGAGCGTGGTCGCCCCGACGTTCTGGCCGATACTGATGACGTAGGTCCCGGCTCCCCCGGTGGTGCCGGAGAGCTGCGGGCCAATCCAGGCGCCGTTGATGCTCAGGCCATTGGTGATGTAGTCACCGATGGTGATCGTATTGCCTTCGGCGTTGCTGACCGTGAGCAACCCGGAATACTGGTCATATCCGGTCTGCACGACATTGCTGACCGAGCCGACGATATTTTGCGGCGCAGCGAGTATGCAGCTCTGCCAGCTGGACGAAGCGGGGTTGCCGCCGTAGCCCGTAACGCCACCCGGATCTGGCCATGCCCAGATGAAGCTGTGGAACAGCCCAGGGGATGCGGTGCCGGTGTGCGTGTCGGTCTGGTTGTCCTGCCACTGGTGAATAGACTGGCAGTACTGATCTGGCGTGCTGCTGCTCTGGTACGTGCCGTACTCAGTGGCGAGCACTGGGACCGGGTAGCCGAGCCCCGTCATGGTGGTGCCGTTGACCGTGTAGCTCGCACTGCCGGCGATGACCGCGGCGACAACCTGAAGGCCGTACTTCGTGCCGTTGAAGGCATAGCCTCCATGGGGGTCGCTGCTGGATGGGAAGCTGCCGTTGCCGTACGGGTGCCACGTCGCCGTAAGCTGCCTGTCCCCGACGGGCCAGTACGTCGTCATGTCCGAGAAGCCCGCTGCATACGAGGGGCCTGACAGAGAGATAACGTTGGGGAAGTTCAACCCTCGAATGCCGGAAACCACGGTCCCGTAGCCGACCATGCGGACCGGGTAGTTGAAGCAGTAGGCGTTGCCGTTCGTGTTGGGCTGGCCGCTGTTGCCGCACATGCCTTGCGGCAGGCCGACCTGGACTCCATTGATGGACCCCGTGCCGACGTACGAATTGCTGAAGCCGGAGATGTAGCCGCCCTGGCCCATCAGCTGCGTCGAGGTGAGCACGGTGCCACTGAAGTTGGCGGCCGAATTCATGTTCAGCGTCTGCTGCTCAACTTGTGGCTCGTTGAACAGCTCGTAAATCTGGTTCCCGACACCAGACCAGCCGCCGATGTTCGGGTCCCAATAGTCCCCAGCCGCGCCGATGACGCCGCCCGCGCCCGGAGCGCTGTTCATCGTGTTCAATGCGGCCGAGCCGAACCATCGCGCCATGAAGGCAGGTAAGCCGCTCGAGGGGTAGCCCGCAGCGTCGGTGACGCCAGGACCTGCGCCGTAGGCCGCCGTCCAATACGGCAGCGTGCAGTCGTAGTCCATGAACAGCGGCTGCCCGTAGGCGCCGAGGTAATGGGTCACACCGCCGAAGGTGAATTTGGGTGCCGAGAAATGGCAGTCCCAAAGCGTGTGCATGTTGTATTTGCGGGCCCATCGCTCGATGAGGATGACGGCGTTCTTGTAGATGCCGTTCGGGTCCGCCTGCATCGTGGTGCCCCACGACGGAGAGGTCGGCGAGCCCGTGAGCGCGCCGATGATGACGTTCAGGAACGCCGAGGCGTTCATGCTGATGCGGACGCCGTTGGCGCCCCAGGCAGCCAGGGTCGGGAACGGGATGCCGCCAGGGCCAGTGTTGCCGAAGCGCTGGCCCGTGATGGGCTGATTGGAATAGATCGCAGATGCGAAGGCGCCTTCGTTGACACCGCGGATCTGGAAAGGGTTGCCGTGTCCGTTGACCAGCACACCCGCGGGGCTGACGGTTACAAGGCCGTCATAGCCTTGATTGTTCGCGGCGATGAAGCCGGCGCCGGCACTGCCCAGCGTCGCGCTGGCGGCCGACAGAGAGACCGGGCCGCCGTTGAGACGGATACCCGTGGTGAGCGCTGCGACAGCAGCAGCCACGCTGGAAGCTCCGCCCGTGAGCTGCGCACCCAGAGCGTTCCCTTGCGGGTAACGCCCGTGGTACAGCCCATCCGAGCTGGCGAGCGGGACGGAGACTTCCAGGAGGCCCATGTTTCGTCGCTTAGGCGGCGCGGCGGAACTTGTCTTCGTTCGCGGCGAGCGCGTCGAAGCCCGGGAGGTCGTACAGCTGGCTGATGGTGTAGGTCAGCGCAGCGATACCGAACGAGGGAGCCGAGTCGCCACCGTTCACGGTCTTGTTGGTCGTGAGGGCCGCGTAGATCAGCAGGTTGCCGCCACTGGATGCATCGAAGATGCAGAAGCCGGTGACCACGCCCCAGGACGCGGTCGGCGCCGGGAAAGTGATGATGGCGTTATTGCTGGTCTGGCCGCTGGTGCCCGAAGACACGACGGTCGTACCCGCGCCCTGCGTGCCGGCCCAGTTGGCCAGGGACGAAGGAATGGAGACGCGAGCGTAGGAACCGCCCGAGACTTCCGAGCCGCAGCTCGCAGCCGTGCTGGTGCCGGTAGCCAGGCCCACATACACCGTGGTCGGGAAGGTGTAGGACTGACCGCGCAGCAGCGCATCTACGAACTTGTTCTGCAGGTAGTTGCTCATGGCGCCGGCCTCGGCCTTCTGGGGCACGAGCACGACGGACAGCGTCACTGCCAGGACGGCAGCGAACAGAAGACGGGACAGGGTGGAACGCAGCGAGCGCATTTTTCGATCTCCTAGAATGAAAAAAGCCGCTCGAGGCGGCCGTGGGAAGGTCATCAATTAACGAAGTGTCAGGTGGCTTGCGTGCGACGTAGGGCGACGATCTTTTCGTATCGCGCCTCAACGTCGAGCAACTGAAAAAGTTTGTCTGCGCAACGGTAGGCGACTTTCCACCTACGGTTGGCCACGCTCAAAGCGAGGGATGCCATGAGCGCGGGAACGTCCCCCGTCGGGGGAGAACTCGCAGCTTCAGTGGTCATATCAACGTCGCTTTGAAAAAATAGGTTCACACCAGCACCGGCAATTCCAGATGCAGCCGGCGTGGAAGTACATGGTCCGGCCGTTCTCCATCACTGCCGGCGGAACGGCCCATTCGCAGACCGCGCCATCCATGGCCTTGTGTCCGGATCGCACATCGTGGTCATGCACGCAGTGCCAGATGTAGTGCGTGCTGCCCGCGAACTGAGCGCGGGCCTGCACGAACAGCGTTGCCGTGCGCGACACCTCAGTGCGCGCGATCAGCGTGGCCCGGTTCTCGGTGACCTCACCGGAGCGGGCGATTTCCTGCGCGATCGCCCGTGCCCTGGTGGAGCTCGCCAAGCCTTCGAGCGTGAGCGCCTGGACCCGCTCGCCTGCCTCGATGGGAAGGGAACGGATCAGTTCCACCTGGTCGGCCAGGCGTTCGCGCATCACGTCGCCGATGGGCGATGCGATCAGGTCCCGGACGCCGAGACCAATCTCACGGCTGTGAGCCCGTAGCGACTCCAGGCTGCGATCGCGAACCTCGCCGAGCATTCGGCCGGCGATCCGTTCAGCCCAGGGCGTGAGCGATATCGCGTAGGCCCGCAGCAGCTCCTGGAGCGTGGGCAGCGTCGCCGGATCCGGAAGGCCGAAGCCTCCTATCAGGTCGCCGACGTGCTGCCCGATCTTGCGCAGCGCCGTCTCGTAGTCGCGCTCAGCGCGGCCCGTTCGGACCCGGCCCCTGCGGTACCGACCCCGCTTGTCATCGTCCTGCGTGGCCAGCTGGCCCGCGTTGATGACGTGGGCGGCGCGCTCGAAGCGCAGCTGCCGGGCGTTACTGTCCCGCGCGTGCTCCGCCGCTACGAGCCTGTGCTGCAGGTCCGCCAGCTGCCGGCGCTCCCGGCTTCGGGGCGAGCGGGCGACCGTCTGGGCCGATGCCGAGGTCTGCTGGGTTGGGTGGGTTCTCACGCGCGTCCTTGTCCTGCTCTTCAGCGTGGTCGATGTCTTCGTCCGTGATGTTGCTGAAGGCACCCGTGATCGTGGCCAGCTGCCGCAGTTCCTTCATGGCGCCCGAGCGTGAGATCAGGCCGCCCTCGTAGGCCTCAAGCACCGAGCCGACGGTCTTGTCCGTCACGTCGGCCTCTTCCACCTTGCTCATCTGCCACAGCGGCTTGAACGGAGTCTGGAAGAATTTGGGGGGCGCCTTACCGAACTTCGAGGCGTAGGCCAGCGGATAGATGACGCCGACCGCCGGGGAGAACTTCGTCTTCTGCTTGCCCTTGAGGTTGTCGTAGTAGTTACGAAAACCCGAGTCGCCCGAGGCGTTGAGCCCGCCAGGGGAGCGACCGAACATGCGCTCCATCGGCGTGTCAGCGGCGCCGGCGACCTGGTCGGCCAGCGACTCAAGGATTGAGTCGAGGCCGGCGAAGTTGTACGTCTGAACGTCGAACTCGTCGGTCTTGTCCAGCAGCGTGATGCCTTCGTTGGACTGCATCTGCCGCATGAACTCGACCTGACCCGTCACGCCTTTGAGCGCCACCTGATTGTTGGCGATCATCGAGCGCAGGTTGTCGACCTTCAGCGTGCGCAGGTAGCACTTGTATGCCATCTGCGCAGCACCGAGCGTGGCCGAGTCGAATGCCAGCAGGCGATCCCACATGCGTTCGACAACCGACTGGCCCCAGTACATCTGGCTAATCGCCTGACGCCACGGGAG